CATCAACAATGGACTCAATGGAACACTTGTCACCGACACAGAAGAAAACAGAGATATGTTCAAAGGCACACTCACAGCCTATATGGACGGTTTACCGAAAGAGTACAAGATACCCATACTTTCCCACAATCGTAACTCGCTTGCACTCAAGAACCGCAGTCGCATCTTTTATCAAGTCGCAGGGTTACGAGCAAAAGGAAGTCTTGGTCGTGGCAAGGGCATCACATTCCTTCACGGAACTGAAACCTCGTCCTGGGGTGATGAAGAAGGTCTAGCCTCCCTGCTAGCTTCCCTCGCTGAAACCAACGACAAGCGCCTCTATATCTTTGAATCCACTGCCCGTGGATTTAATATGTTTCATGATATGTACGTCACTGCCAGAAAAGCCCGTACCCAACGTGCCATCTTCTGCGGCTGGTGGCGCAATCAGTTCTATTCCGTGCCTGGTGACTCCCAGATTTATAAAGTCTATTGGGATGGGAAGTTGACTCCCGAAGAAAAGGAATGGACGAGGGATATTAAAAAGCTCTACAACTTTGAGATCAACAGCCGACAGATTGCCTGGTGGCGCTGGAAGCTCTACGAGGGTATTAAAGATGATGCGCTGATGTATCAGGAATTCCCGCCTACGGAAGACTATGCCTTCATCATGACGGGAACCAGCTTCTTCTCTAATGCCCGTTGCACAGATGCAATGAAGGTAGCGAAGAAGATAAGTTGTGACCACTACCGCTACAGCATGGGCGCTAACTTCCAGGACACGGAAGTGCTGAAGTCCACAGAGCGACTGTCAACGCTAAAGATTTGGGAGGAACCCATTGATACGGCTTATTACGTTATTGGTGCTGATCCTGCTTATGGCAGTTCTGATTGGGCTGATCGGTTTTGCATACAAGTTTTCCGTTGCTATGCTGATGGCATGGAACAAGTGGCAGAGTTTGCTACATCTGAGATGAACACCTACCAGTTCGCGTGGGTGATTGCCCACCTTGCTGGCGCTTACAAGAACTCAACCCTAAACCTTGAAGTCAATGGCCCTGGTCAGGCAGTCATCAACGAACTACGCAACCTAAAGCGTCAAGCCTCCGCTATTGGCGGCTCTATGGGGCATGGCCTAATGAGCGTACTAGGTAGCATGAGCAACTACATCTGGCGGCGTAACGACACACTGGGCGGCTTGTCTAATTCGATTGGCTGGCTGACTACCGCCTCCAGTAAAGAAAGAATGCTCTCCTACATGAAGGATTACTTTGAGCGCGGGATGATGGACGTTTATTCCGTTGATCTGATTGATGAGATGAAGACCATCGTGCGGGAGAACGCAGCTATCCATGCGTCAGGTCGCAACAAGGATGATCGCGTCATGGCAACAGCCTTGGCTTGTGCCGCTTACGCAGAACAGTTGCAGCCTAGACTGATTGCTCAGAAGATTACCCGCCATGTCAGTCGTGTCCAGGATGACAGCACGCCAGAGCAGATTGCCGTAGGTCGCAATGTGTCCGATTACCTAAAGCGTATCGGGATTTATGGAAGCCAATAATAACTTTACAGTGGGCTATGAATAAGTTTAAAGAAGTCACGGTAGTCGCGGTTTACGGCAATGGCAAGGGCATGGATGCTGTTCCCGCTATTCGCAAAACCCAAGCAGCCTTGCCAGGATCGCAAGCCCTGTTGATTACCAACGAGCCACTGCAAACTGACATACCGCAAAAGCTCTTAGGTTCGCCCATGAGCTATGAAGGCTACAGCGACTTCATGATGTACCAGCTTCATGCCTACATAGAAACGGAGTACGCCCTGATTGTGCAGCACGACGGATGGGCGCTAAACGCTGAGAACTGGCGCGACGAATGGTTTGAATATGACTTCATTGGTGGTCTAACCCATGCCGGTCTGACAGAAGACAATGAATTCATGCGGAACTACACTTATGTGGGTAAGCCCAACGTCAAGATTGTGCAAAACGGGGGCTTTAGCCTGAGAAGTAAACGGTTTATGCAAGCCATGACGTATTACGGCATCACTTGCCAGCGGTTTGGAATGCAAATGCTCAACAATGAGGACATTCAGCTTTGTTGCTTTCTAAGACCCTACCTAGAAGCTGTAGGGATGCGGTTTGCGCCAGATCATGAATCAAAACTGTTCTCTTTTGAGCATTTATCGCCAATAGTCCATGCCGACGTACCGTTTAAGCGCATTTTTGGTCATCACAGCCGGTTTAGGAAGCTCACTGGCGAAAATACGATGGATTGGCTACTTACAGACAATGAAACAAAGGAAATAGCACATGAAACCGACGTTTATGAGTTATTCCAGCATTATGGATACAGAATCACACACAGAGAGAGAACGGGCTGAAGTAATACCCAGGGCTGAACTCAAGGTTTTGATAAAAAGGCTGCTTTTAGACAAGAAAAAGCTCATTCCAACGCGATTATTCGCAGAATTATGTGGATTAAGCCGCTATCACCTACATGAAACCTTTGTTTTAGACAGAAGACCTATCTCAGAAGTGGTGCAAAGGCGTGTTTCTAGGGCTTATTGCCTATGGAGAGATGGCAAAGTGAGGGTAATGGTGCATTACGGACGCAAATATCTGGAGTACAGGAAGGAACCAAAGCCTGTAGCAGTGCGTGGATACGGACTTCAGGCCACTTCAGAGGGTATAAAGCTCAAAATAGGCATCAAAAACAAGTTTGATTATAGTGATTATCGGTTAGATGAGACAATAAAGGGGAGGTGATTATGGCAATACTACACGATTATAAGTGCGACTTGCATGGGTTTTTTGAGGCTTGGGAGCCTGTTTGCCCAGATGGGTGTACAGAAAATGTCCAGATGGTCTTTTTGCAGCCTGTTGGGATGAAATCTGATGCAACCAAGCACAACGACAAGACGATTAACCAGTTGGCGCTCGACTTCAACATGACGAACATCAAGTCTGCCCGTGAAGGTGAGAATCAGTCTGGCTTTTACACAAGGAATAATAAGCCAGCACCTAAAGATTTACCGCCACCGCCCCGCGAATCCCGTCCTGGCGATGCAGTGATGTGGGGAAATGCTGGCGGCAAGTTGAATATGGATACTTTGCTAAAAGGAAACGCTTTCAGATCAGTTGCAGGAGAAAGCGTAGGTGTGTCACCATCTACCCTGGGGAACTTGACAACACCCAAGACCGCGAGTTATATGCAAGATCATGAAAACCTACAGGTTTCAAAGCCATGAGAATCCCATCTGAACCTCTGCAACGGCAACAGTTCTATCTCGACCTGATAGAAAAATGCCTAGTGTCAAAAGGGGAACGTAAAGCTGACTATGCGGCCTTGCGTTCTTATTTTTTGTTTGGCGCAGCTCCCGAAGAACCGCCAGCCATCTTCAATAAAATCTACCCGCACATTGACCAGTTGAGTAGCTTCCTCTACTCAGCAGAAACAACGCGATTCTCATTGGACTTAGGCGCATCTGTGCCAGCACTTGAGTTGACGCGCACACCGTCAATGGCACACAAGCTCAACGACGAATGGCTGAACTCCAATACGGATCAGGTTTTTTCCAATGCACTGAACTGGGCGCTGTGCTTCAACACCACCTTTGTCAAACTGGTAGTCAATAACGGCATTCATCCGTACATGATCGACCCAGGTGCAATGGGTGTGCTGCGTGAAGATGTGCCATACACAGATCGACAAGAAGCGCTGGTACAAAGCTATTACATTACCAAGTCTGAACTGTACGCCCGTCTGTGGTCGCACCCTCGCCGTGATGAAATTGTCAAACGTGTTAGCTCATCCTTCCATGAGCAGACAACCGATATTCCAGAAGGTATCGACCGCATCATCATGTCGCAGACAAACCCGAATATGATGGGTACAGTCAATCTCGACTTGTCAGGCATGAATCGTTACAAGGCGCGTGTTGCTGAAGACACTGTAGAGATGCACGAACTATGGGTGTGGAACGACGAAACCAGCGACTACCAATGCGTCACCATTGCTGATCCTGATGTAGTTGTTTATGACCGTCCTGGCGAATCCATGTTCTTGAAAGGCGAGTTGCCTTTTGTGCAGCTTTGCCCGAACCCGCAGTACGATTACTACTGGGGGCAGTCAGAAGTTCAGCGTTTAGTATTCCTGCAAGCGCTTCGCAATAAACGCATGACAGAGATTTTGGACTTGTTGTCAAAACAAGTTGATCCTCCAACTGCACTGATGGGATTCACAGGCATATTGGATGAAAAGAATTTTGCCCTTAACCGTGCTGGCGGTCTTCTTGCTAGTGATATGCCAAGCGCTAAAGTTGAGCGACTTGCCCCTAATATTCCCAATGATCTTTTTGAAGTAATCCGTGAAGTCGATGTGATGTTTGCAGAAGCCTCTGGTATTACTCCAGTGCTAGCAGGTCGCGGAGAATCTGGCGTTCGCAGCCAAAGTCATGCGTCTAGTCTTGCCCGTCTAGGTTCTTCTCGCGCCAAGAAACGCGCTTTGGTTATTGAAGATTCTTTGGAAAAAGTTGCTACGTTGTACATGAAGCTGATTCAAAAGTACGACACAACACAGCTACTGGATGCAGAAGGCAATAAGTTTATTCCCGCACAATTCACCAGCGATTATGTTGTCAAAGTGGATGCTCACTCTAACAGCCCAATCTTTACGGAAGACTTGCGTCAGATGGCGTTTAGCCTCTTTAACGCTGGCGCTATTGATCGTGAATCGTTGCTTGACCTAATTGAGCCACCCATGAAACAATTGCTCAAAGAGAAATTGAAGATTATGGAGCAAAAGCAGGAACAAGCTCAGATGATGCAAATGCAGCAACAGTCTCAGCCAAAACCTCAAGGCGGTCAACCGCCGGAGGAACCACCTCAGATACCGGAGGCAGCATGAACAATCCAGGCATCATTACCCCAAAAGCTGACCAGCCAAGGGTAACAACAGAGAATTTGCAAAGGGGTGAACAAGCCCCTAGCTTGCAGTACAAAACCAATAGCTTCCGTACCTATACACCCCGCACGGAAAACCGTAGTTATTCAGGTCGCATTTCCAGATAAGGAGTTGCAAAATGAACAAAACAGCAAAGCGCGGTAGAAAATGCCGTAGATAGCTTGACAAAAGCTATTAAGTTGGGTATTCCTATCGAAAATTTTTATCGAGGTTGATATGGGCGTTCCTTCCGACGAACTAATGAAGTTGATGGAAAAGCAGCAGAAGAAGCCAAAAGTCGAAGTTGAGGTAAAGACTGATGGTGAAGAATCTGAGGAAGAAGGCGAAGAAGAAGAAGGTATGAGTGGCGCTGATACGCCGCCTATGTCTTCACCCATGTCCACCCCAGAGCCAGCTATGGGTTCCAAAGAAGGGGCGATGGTCAATATCAGTTTGGCTGTTGATTTGATGAAGCGTTCACTGCCTGGCATTGGCGCTGATTCTGCCGAAGGGCGCAAGGTACTGGCTGCGATGAAATCTCTTATGTCCGTTGTTGGAGAGCGTAAAGACAGCGCTGAAGAACTCAAGCAATCGGAGATTTTGCAAATGTTACAATCGCTTCCGCAAGCTGGTGGTCAATCGCCAGAGGGCAAGGCGATGGCAGCCGCGCCAGCGGTTCCTGGCATGATGTAATTTTTTGAGGAATCCACGATGGAACTTTTTAAGCCTCGCGGCGCAGCCGCACCCCGTAATCCTACTGACAACAATCAGCAGAACGGGCAGATAGTCAACACACCTCGTTTCGCAACTATGGGTGGTCTTACAAACGCTGCTAAAGCGGGTGCTAAGAACAAGATGATGGTTGAGAAACCAGGCGGCAAGCGCATCATTTAAGGTGCGCTTTTTTTGTTTTACGAATAGGGGATAACCATGTCACTTGAAGACCTGACACCAGAAGCGCGTGATGAACTTGCAGCATTGTCTCGACAACTGGCTGAGAATCCAAATACCCGCAAAGACTTTCTGCGTCTGACAAAGAAAGTTAAGCCGGATATGCCGATTCCAGAACTGGAAAT